CACAAGCGTTTGCGTCTTGGTTTGTGGGTAAGTGCCGAAGGAATTATCTATGAAGAGTTCGATCCCGCAACCCATGTACTGGAATGGGATTATGATGACAATGGAAAACGTCTGCCACTGCCATATGATTGGGATCGTTATTGGGTAATAGACTTTGGACTGGTACACCCATTCGTTTTGAAATGTTATGCGTATGATAGTGAAGACGATACGCTATATATGTATCGAGAAATCTATCATACACAACGAACAATAGAGGAGCACGCTAGCCAGATAATGTCACTGGTTGCTAGGAAAGAAATAATTGAATGGTATGATCACTTCAACAAGACAATGAGAACAAAAGAAGAAACTGTATGGACAGAACCAAAACCTGTTGCTGTCATATGTGATCATGATGCACAAGGAAGACGTACATTTGAGAACGTGACAGGACTGGGTACACAGCCTGCTGTCAAGAATGTGTACGAGGGTATCAATGCGCACAAAGAGCGTTTGAAATTGAATGATGAAGGATATGCCAGATTCTATTTGATGGAAGATGCTCTGGTAGAAAGAGATCAATCCCTTGTTGATGCATTGCAACCTACGTGCACTCTTGATGAATACGGTTCCTATGTATGGAAGGTTAGTGCCGACGGTAGGACACAGGATGAACCGGTAAAGAAAGACGATGATGGTGTGGACTGTGACAGATACATGACCTCCTTTCTAGATTTGAAAGGTAAGGCACGCGTTACAGTAATTGATAGATAGCAACAGTTAGGATATATTCTAGTGAGTAATGATACGCTACCTAGCATGCGCCAATTCTTGGCTTGTAAGTTACATAGCATGCTTACCAAACGTACTTCAACTCAAGCGAGTGATAAAGGTAAAGTCGTGGCTTTCTTGCAAGCATTCATCAAGTTGCTATTGAACTTAGGCGGTTTTGGTCTGTTGACATATGCTGGCTTTACGTGGAGTATCAGGGTCGGATCTATTGTTGCTGGTATCTCGTGCTTCATATTTGCATGGCTCATTTCCGGAAGCACTACTACCGCACCCACGGATGGTAAGTATGCTCCTGACATGAGAACGGGAAGATGACAATGCAGGACCTTGTCACAGGAATAATTCGAACCGTATCACGCATACGCAATCAGGGCAGTCCAATTCCATTCAGTTCCAGACAGAGCGGTAATATACTCTTTAATGGCTCTTCCGCCCATGATGGAACACGAGCATATGATGCTTTCGGCAGTGTAGGCACACTGTTTGCTATTGTGAGTCAAATTAGTAATGCTGTGGCATCAAATGAATGGCATCTATATAAACGAACATCTGTGCGTGACAAGAGACGTCGGACAGAGATACTAAAACATGGATTTCTTACGGTGTGGAACAGACCCAATGAATTCTATACGGGAGAAATGTTACGTGAAGTGGTACAACAACATCTGGAATTGGTAGGTGAAGGTGTTATTGTTCTGAACAAAGTTGGTAATGTGATTTGGGAAATGTGGCCGGTACGCCCTGATCGCATTCAGCCGGTAAAGCACCCTACCAAATTCTTGACTGGCTATATTTACCTAGGTCCCGATGGTGAGGAAGTACCATTGACATTGGACCAGGTAATTCATATCAAGTACCCTAATCCCACGGATCCCTATCGAGGTATGGGGCCAGTACAAACCGTTCTCAACGATGTTGATGCTGCGACCTATTCGGCTGAGTGGAATCGTAATTTCTTTATCAATGGTGCGGCACCTGGTGGTGTCGTCAAAGTAGATTATCGCATGAGTGATAAGGAGTTCAATCAATTTGTCAACAGATGGCGACAACAACATCAAGGCGTGGCTAATGCGCATCGTGTAGCTGTGTTAGAAAATGCTGAATGGGTAAATACTAACTTTAGTATGGAGGATATGCAATTTGTAGAATTACGTAATCTTCCACGTGAGTTGATCCGTGAGGCATTCGCTTTTCCGAAACCGATGCTCGGTACAGTTGATGATGTTAACCGCGCCAATGCTGAAGCGGGAAGAGAGATCATGGCAGAGAATCAGACCATCCCGCGTCTTAGACGATGGAAATCAATGGTCAATACTTTTCTGCTTCCACAGTTCGCCAATGGGGACACATTAGAACATGATTTTGATGACCCGACACCCCTCAACCATGAGGCAATGGATCGTGAGCGCAACAGCCAGTCATCCAGTGCACGCAATCTAGTGTTGTCTGGTTTCAATCCTGATGACGTCACGGATGCAATGGGATTACCTAGAATGCGTTGGGATGGTATTCCTACTGCATTAGCACCACCACAAAGTGATAACGGAAACAATGCTGACACTAATTCAATTCAATCTATGTATATGGCGGGTAATACTGGATATATTGATACATAGTAGATGATCTATGCCCTTTGGTCCTAACTGTGAATACGCTAACTTTGACGCGTGTGTTCGCGCCAATCAGGACAAGGAAGATCCTGCAGGATACTGTGCAGTAGTACAAAAGGAAACCGAGGCAGCATGCGCAGAAAGAAGTGCATTTATGGGAATTAATTATCGTTCAGTAAATGGTTATAAAGCGCGATTGATCGAACGTATTGCGTTAACCAATGCATCATTGGCAGCAGAATTACGAAATACGAAACTTGACTGGTACCGTATTTGTAATCAGACTGATGATGAGGGAACCATTCCGAGCGAGTCTGTTTCTGAGATATTCATTTATGATGAGATTGGAGGTTCATTTGGTATAAGTGCTTCGGACCTTGTACAGGATTTACAGGAGATTGATTCTGATAAAATCAACGTCCATATCAACTCACCTGGTGGCGTTGTTTTTGATGCCATTGCGATTTACAACGCATTGATACAACATTCTGCTACTGTGACTACCTATGTCGATTCACTGGCAGCAAGTGCTGCTAGCATCATAGCCATGGCTGCCGACCCATATGATTCAAAAAGTGACAGTGGTGGTGTTGTCATGATGGTTGGCAGTCAGCTGATGATCCATGACGCATTGGATGTTTCAATGGGAAATGCAAATGACATGCGCGAGATGTCTGCGTTCTTGGACAAGCAGAGTGACAATCTTGCATCTATCTATGCTGACAGGGGTGGAGGTGATACCAAGAAATGGCGTGACCTTATGTTGGCTGAAACATGGATGTTTGCTGGTGAGGCAGTAGATTTCGGGTTAGCGGACAAGGTGTATACCCGGAAGACCCCCATGCCAGAGGAAGAGCCTATTCCACCAGATGAAAAGGAAGATGAGGATCCTAAGAAAGAGGAAGAGAACGAGGAAGAAATTATAAATATGCGTATGCGTAAACGGCATCGTCTTACGAATCGGGGATACAAGTACGCAGGAAGGAGCAGTGCACCTAATCCACTTAATACAGATAATACCATTGATGACATGGTGCGTGCTTTAAGTAATATTTTTGGAGGAAAATAATGGCAAAAGAGTTAATCATTCCCACCGACAGTGGCGAATTACAAGAGATGTTGACTGATCGGCGTGTCATGCGCGAGTTAGCGGATGACCCAGCATTACTCGGCCAGTTTATTAATAATTCTATCAATGCTCGTTTGAAAAATGATTCTTCTATTGCTGCACAAGTTAGTGAACAGACCGAACAATTCATGATCAATTGGCTGCGTGACACGCAGCATGACACGGACCATATATCCAAGCGTCTTAATCTTGACAATGCGAATTCACGCGCACGTATTCGCCCAAACACTGTATATAACAAGAGTGCTTTGGGTGCGCGTCATGATGACATGTTTGCCACTGCTTCTGATTTCTTATATTCAATTTCGGAGCATTCTCACAAGGACAATGCGCTTTCCACCAAATTGGGAACGCTCAAGAATGATCTTTCTTCTGTAAAACCATCCGATGGTGGTTTTCTTATTCCTGAAATTCTTCGTGCCGAACTACTGCGTGTGGCGTTGGAGCGTGCGATTGTACGTAGTCGCGCGCGAGTTATCCCAATGGATAGCCTCACAGTTCCGTTCCCTATGGTGGACTCTACTTCCAATGTCAGTAGTGTGTTCGGTGGTGTCACGGGTTTCTGGACAGAGGAAGGTGCCACACTTACCGAATCACAACCACGGTTTGGACGTATTGAATTACGCGCAAATAAATTAGTTCTTTACACTGAAGTTCCGAATGAATTGATTCGTGATGCGCAACCATCACTGGCAGCCTTCATTGGTGATATCTTCCCTGAAGCTATTGCCTGGTTTGAAGATGTGGCTTTCTTCATCGGTGGTGGTGTTGGGGAACCGTTGGGTTTCCTCAATGCTCCGGCGGCAATCACAGTTACACGCACCACAGCAGCGACAATTGAATGGCTTGACATCGTCAGCATGTTCTGCCGCATGCTTCCCCAGTCACTTGACAGGGCAGTGTGGATCGTCTCCCCAGACGCATTACCACAATTGCTGACCATGACACTCACGTCTGGTGGCACAGAATTTCCGATTCTTCTTGGGGGTGGTAGTTTCCCCGCTGGCACCGGTCTTCCGCCACTGTCTATTCTGGGATGTCCTGTAATTGTTTCAGAAAAAGCACGTGCAATCGGTAATGCCGGAGATATCAATTTCGTTGATTTTGGTTTCTTTCTTATTGGTGACCGACAGGCCATGAGCGCGCGTCAGTCTGAAGATTTCCGATTCCAGAATGACATTACTGCTTTCCGTGTGATCGAACGTGTCGACGGTCGTCCTTGGCTGGCATCACCAATCACACCTCAGAATGGTTCGGCGAACACACTGTCTGCATTTGTCAAACTTGACACGCACACTTCCTAGAGAAAAATAGGGAATAAAATGTTTGGTTTGGGACGTATATTTGATGTTGGTTCGTGCATCATGCCGGTTGCTGATATCGCTGCTGGCGCAAATACCGGTCACCGTGTTCATATGCGTAATTACGATACGATTGCTGTCGTATTCGCTAAAGGTGTTGCTTCCGCCGGTACTGACAGTGTTGTTCTGTCTTTATGGGAACACAATGTTGCATCTGCAGGAACACCTGTAGCGCTTCCTGTGATTACTGATATTTTTATTAAATCAGAAACGTCACCTATGGATGGTGATGAGGCTTGGACGCGCGTTACACAGACTGCGGGAGCATCTGTGACCCTAGCAGGTGCTACCTATGCAGCAATGCAAGCTATTGTAGTGTTTGAAGTACAGTCGCAGAGTCTGAGTGCAGGCTATGAATGGCTTTCTGTGGACATTGCTGATCCTGGTACAGGTGGAACTATTCCGGGAACTGTTTTATTTATTCCTCATGGTCTGAAGATTCAGCGGCGCCCAGACTTATTGGCTGAACCTAACGCATAGGAATGCCAGATGGCTAAGAGTAATAAATATCGTGGTCCATCAGCAACATCTTCAGAATTAGATGATCCGTGTCCTCCGGCATGGGTAGTTAGAATTGATCGTCCGATGTTAGGAGTTATGAATCCAAGCAGGGAGGTAGCATCATCAGTTGGGAGCAACTCACAGCCATTGTTGAAGAGAGAAACGCTACCTACAGACAGAGCACTGCCACTCCCCCAATCGCATGTCCCAATGACGGAGAGCCTCTACAATCCACCTCAGGAGGTGGCAGATACTGCCCCTATGACGGTTGGGAGTGGCCAAAGGACGGAAGTACCGCAATCCGCTAAACCTAGAAAGAAAAAGAAGATAGGCAATAGCCCACCACGTGATACTGCTATTGATGATTTTTCAGAGTTCGATTAATTTAATATGAAGAATAGGGGACGCTCGTCCCCTATTCTTTAATATAGAAAGGAGACATTATATGGTTGTATATGCCACGAGGGATGCGGTACAGATATCACTTGATATCTCGATGTCATATAGTAATATGCTAATCGACAGTAAACTGGAGGCGGCCTCGCGTTCGGTTGAGGGATTATTGCACGCACGATTCTATCCAGAAATAAA